GAACACCACCATTTTCTGGAGTTCAATTGCACCAAAACCAGTAAGCAATGGATACGTTCTTGATAGACAGGGTAAGAACGATGCTATCCACGTCGTTATCGTTGACGACACTGGATCAGTAACTGGTATTCAGGGCAATCTGTTAGAGAAGCATTTAAATCTCTCTAAGGCAACTGACGCAGTTTCTGCAATCAACTCCCCACAGAAAGTATTCTGGAAGGACTACCTCGCACTCTTCTCATCTTATGTTTATGCTGGTGATAATCCATCAACTGGAGATGACTCTTACCATAACACAACTCCAATTGCAACTGGATTCTCAACAAATTATACTAAGGTAACTGAAGGTGCAGGTCAGTGGAACCAACTGGCACAAGGAGTTACATTTAGTGCATTAGGAAACGTAACTTATTCACTTGGTGGTGGTGTTGATTATTCCGCAACTAACGGAATGACTGCAACACTCGGAGATCTTATCACATCATACAATCTTTTCTCAAATAAAGATGAGATTGCTGTAGATTATCTGATCATGGGTCCTGGACTTACCAGTAAGTTTGAATCACAAGCAAAAGCAAACTCACTGATTTCTATCGCAGGAAACAGAAAGGATTGTATCGCGGTGGTTTCTCCACATAGAGGTGATCTGATTGCTGGTGATGGTGGTCCTATTACCAATACAGATACTCAAACGAATAACGTTATTGAGTTCTTTGCTCCACTTTCCTCTTCATCTTATGCAATCTTTGATAGTGGATATAAGTACACTTACGATAGATTCAACAACAAGTTCCGTTACATTCCTTGTAACGCAGACGTTGCTGGACTTTGTGTGAGAACTTCTGTCTTTGCTTTCCCTTGGTTCTCTCCAGCGGGACAACAAAGAGGAGTTCTGAATAATGCGATCAAACTTGCATATAATCCAAATAAAGCACAAAGAGATCAATTGTATCCAGTAAGAGTTAACGCAATCGTTAATCAACCTGGCACGGGCATTCTCCTCTTCGGAGATAAGACCGCTCTTGGATATGCATCCGCATTCGATAGAATTAACGTCCGTCGTCTGTTCCTGACTGTCGAACAGGCACTCGAAAGATCTGCTCAAGCACAACTGTTTGAACTCAATGATCAAATCACGAGAGCAAACTTTGTCAACATTGTTGAACCATATCTCCGTGATGTTCAGGCAAAGAGAGGTCTTTATGGATTCTTGGTTGTTTGCGACGAAACAAACAACACTCCAGATGTAATTGATAATAATGAATTCAGAGCGGACATTTTCCTGAAACCAGCTAAGTCCATTAATTATGTCACACTGACCTTCGTAGCAACCAGAACTGGTGTAAGCTTCGAAGAAGTTGCTGGTAGAGTTTGATTTTATATTATAAATTACTAAAGGAGGAACCTAAAAATGGCACAAATTCCAACAAGAGGCATCTCACAATTCAAGTCAAAACTGATTGGTGGTGGTGCTCGTCCCAATCTATTTGAAGTTGATGTTACCTTCCCTGCAGGAGTAAATCTTGGAGTTCAGGGTGACGGAACTGGTCAATTTGACTCAGAAAACTTCCGTTTTCTTTGTAAAGCAGCAGCTCTTCCAGCTTCGACTGTAACTCCAATTCCAGTTCCTTTTAGAGGAAGGGAATTGAAAGTAGCTGGTGACAGAACTATTGACGTTTGGACAGTATCTGTTATTAACGATGAGAACTTCTCACACAGAAGAGCATTTGAAGCATGGGCTCAAAACGTAGCTCAGTATGGAGATCACTCGGGTTTAACCAACCCAAATGATTACATGGGTCAAGCAATTGTCTATCAACTCGGTAGAAGTGCTTCAAATCAACAAGGAAATAACACAGTTGGAGAAAATTCCAACATTCTTGCACAATATCGTTTCATTGATATTTTCCCAACTGGAATTTCCGAAATTGGACTTTCTTATGATACTGGAAATGCGATTGAAGAGTTTACTGTTGAATTCCAAGTTCAGTATTGGTTCCCTGAGGCACCTGGAACTGGAGCATAATAAATAGATCATAAGTAGATAAGATCTTTAATAATGGCAAAATTGTTTGGATTCTCTATTGAGGATAACGAACCACTATCACCAAGTACAGTCAGTCCTGTTCCTCCAAATAATGAGGATGGGACTGACCACTACTTGAGTAGTGGTTTTTTTGGTTCATATGTTGATATTGAAGGAATTTATAGAACAGAATTTGATCTCATTAAGAGATATCGTGAGATGGCACTTCATCCCGAATGTGATAGTGCCATTGAAGATATTGTAAATGAGGCAATTGTATCAGATACTAATGATAGTCCTGTTCAGATTGATTTGGATAATCTGAATGCGAGTGATGGTATCAAGAAAAAGATTAGAGAAGAGTTTAAGTATATTCTAGAACTTCTAGATTTCGATAAGAAGTCTCACGAAATTTATAGAAACTGGTATGTTGATGGTAGATTATATTACCACAAAGTTATTGACTTAAAAAACCCACACGAGGGTATTCAAGAACTAAGATATATTGACGCACTTAAGATGCGTTATGTTCGTCAAAACAAAAAGAAGAAAGATGACGGAAATACCTTTGCGAGAATGAGATCTGATAATCCTATGGATTATGAGTTCCCAGAGATTGAAGAGTATTTTGTCTATAATCCAAAGACAGCATATCCAACAAACAATCCAACTGCTTCTGGTGCAAGTAATGGAATCAAAATGTCAAGAGATTCTATTACTTATTGCACATCAGGTCTTGTAGATAGAAATAAGGGATCAACACTTTCATATCTTCATAAAGCAATTAAAGCACTCAATCAACTTCGAATGATTGAGGATTCTCTTGTTATCTACAGATTATCAAGAGCACCCGAAAGAAGAATTTTCTACATTGATGTTGGAAATCTTCCTAAGGTAAAGGCAGAGCAATATCTCAGAGATGTGATGATGAGATATCGTAATAAGTTGGTTTATGATGCAAACACTGGAGAAATCCGTGATGATAAGAAGTATATGAGTATGCTCGAAGACTTCTGGTTGCCAAGAAGAGAAGGTGGTAGAGGAACCGAAATTACTACTCTTCCAGGTGGTCAAAATCTTGGAGAGATTACTGATATCAAATACTTCCAAGAAAAACTTTATAAGTCATTGAATGTTCCACCAACTAGAATTGGCGGTGAAGGTGGTTTTAACCTAGGAAGATCATCAGAAATTTTACGAGATGAATTGAAGTTTAGTAAGTTCGTTGGTCGTTTGAGAAAGAGGTTCTCTAATATGTTTAGCGACATGTTAAGAACTCAACTCATCCTTAAAAATATCATTACTCCAGAAGATTGGGAGATTATGAATGAACATATTCAATACGACTTTTTATATGATAATCATTTCTCGGAACTGAAAGAAGCAGAACTTCTTAATGAACGATTAAGTTTAGTTGCTACGGCAGAACCTTATGTTGGTAAGTATTTTTCTCAAGATTATGTAAGAAGAAAAATCTTACGTCAAACCGATCAAGAAATCCTTGAAGAAAATGACATGATCACAAAAGAAATTGAGAATGGAACTATTCCAGATCCAGCAATGATGACTGTAGACCCAACAACTGGACAACCAATTCCAATGGGTGGTGGTGCATCTTCTATGGATCTTGGTCAACCCATGATGGAACCAGATTTAAAAAATCAAGAAAAATCAGTTGAAGTTCCAGAGGGTGGAGAAATCTAATAAATAACAAAGACATTTAATTTCATAGGTATGGACGAATTAATGGACATGATCGTTTCCGATGAGAGTCCCTCTCAAATTAGCGATAAGATCAAAGACATTCTTTTCTCAAAAGCTGCAGAAAGAGTTGATGATTACAAACCAGTAGCTGCAAATTCTCTCTTCGGGAATGAAGTAGAGGATGATGAAGAATACGAAGAATCATAAATAAAAAGTATAAGACTTCATCATAAAAATGCAAAGAACTAAGATAATTGAAACTGAAGTATCTACAGGTGCTTCTGCAGGTGCTGCAACAAGTATCGGTAGTGCAACTTGTGTGAGACTTCATAATGTCACTTCTGGAATTGTTACCGTTGGAGTTTCTACAATTGTAGGTGCTGCAACTACTAACTACTTTAGTATGCCAGGAAATTCTGTTGAGTTTTTAGAAAAACTTCCAACAGATGTTATCTGGACATCTTCAGAAATCAAAGCATCAAAAGCAGGATTTACCAACTAAAACCATGAAACTCATCAGAGAAGAAATCGAACAGGTCGAATTTATCGTCGAAAACAAGAACGGTAAAAAGTCACTTTTCATCGAAGGAGTTTTCCTCCAAGGAAACATCAAGAACCGTAATGGTCGTATGTATCCTATGGAAACTCTTCGTCGTGAAGTTGCTCGATATAATGAGAACCATGTTTGTCAAGGTAGAGCACTTGGTGAACTTGGACACCCAGATGGTCCTACCGTAAATCTGGATAGAGTTTCTCATAAGATTGTTTCTCTGAGAGAGAGTGGTTCAAACTTCATCGGAAAAGCAAAGATTCTCTCAACCCCAATGGGTAAGATTGCAGAATCTCTAATTTCTGAAGGTGTTAAGTTGGGTGTTTCTTCTCGTGGTATTGGTTCTCTTCGTATGACAAGAGAGGGAATCAATGTTGTCGGTGAAGACTTTATGCTTGCAACTGCTGCTGATATTGTAGCAGATCCTTCTGCACCAGATGCATTTGTTTCTGGAATTATGGAAGGAAAAGAATGGGTATGGGATGGTGGTATTCTGCGTGAAAAGTATGCAGAGAAAACCTACAAGACAATTAATACTCTTGTAGATCAAAAGAGATTGGAAGAGAATAAGTTGAACTTATTCAATGACTTTCTCGCAAATCTTTAATTTATAAATAAATATAGTTTAAAACTAAGGTTAAACGGAGAGTTCAAATGTCTCGTGGAGATTTACAAGAAATGGAAGTAGGCACTAAGCAATCCAAAACCGCCGTTAATGCTGGTGCAAAAACGGGGGATCCAATGGATACTTCAATTGCCGGTTCTTATGAGGATCTGGGTGGACCTACCCCAGAGAATTATAGATCTGATGACGATTCGGCCAAGTTGAAGATCCCTGGAAAGACACTTTCTCAAGTGAGAAATGTTGTTGATAAGGGAGCTAAAGCGGCAGATGCAATGTCATCCGTTAAGGAAGAAGAAGAACTTGATGATGAGAATCTGATTGAAGAGGATCAGGAAGAGGAAGTTGTTGAAGAAGAAACAACTGAAGAGTATGATATCGAAGAAGATGTAAATGCTCTCCTCGGCGGTGAAGAACTCTCCGAAGAATTTAAAGAAAAAGCTAAGGTAGTATTTGAATCAGCACTCATGGCGAAAGTCAATGAGATTAAAGAGACTCTTGAAGTTCAGTATCAAGAGAGAATTGCTGAGGAAGTAGAAGAAATTAAGGAAGCTCTCGAAGAGAGAGTTGATTCTTATCTTGAGTATGTCGCTGATGAGTGGTTCACTGAGAACCAACTCGCAGTTGAATACGGTCTCAAGACTGAAATGACCGAATCCTTCCTGGAAGGAATGAAGGGTCTTTTTGAAGCACATTATGTATCAATCCCTGAAGATAAATATGATGTTCTTGAGAGCATGGTAGAAAAACTTGATGACATGGAGACAAAACTCAACGAGCAGATTGAGAAGAACATTCATCTTAACCAAAGACTCG